ACGTCCGCGACGTTCGGCGGCATCATCCCGCCCGCCTATCTCGTCGACATGTACGCGAAGGCGTCCAGGAACGGCCGCGTGTTCGCCGACCAGGTGAACCAGGAGACGCTGCCGGATGTCGGCATGAGCGTGATCGTCCCGAGGCTGACGCAGGGACTCGCGGCGGCGGCGCAGACGACCCAGAACACCGCGGTCGTCACGCAGGACATCACCGAGACCGACCTGAGCCCGGCCGTGAACACGATCTCGGGCTACAGCCCCGTGTCGCGGCAGGGAATCGAGCGGGCCGCCTACAGCGACAAGATCCTGTTCGAGGACCTCGTCGCACGCTACTGGGCGATCCTCGACACGTACTGCATCAACGGCTCAGGGTCGAACAACCAGCCGCTTGGGCTGCTCCAGACCGGATCCATCTCAGCGTCCACCGCGTCCACGGCGACCGTCGCCGGCGTCTGGCCGAAGGTCGCAGACGTGATCCAGCAGATCAACTCGGCAGTCGGCGGGCTCGGCTACGTCGCCGACAAGATCATCATGCACCCGAGACGCTGGGGCTTCTTCGAGGCCGCAGTCGACACGCAGGGACGGCCGCTGTTCGGGATCAACGGGCAGCCCGCCTTCAACGTCGTCGGCGAAGGCTCCGCTTCCGGCTACGGGTATGTCGGCCGGATGCACGGGCTCCCCGTCTTCACGGATGCGAACATCCCGACGAACACGGGGGCGACCACGAACCAGGACTCGATCATCGTGATCGCGTCCCCGGTCGTGCATCTGTGGGAACGGGCGAACGACCCGGTCACGCTCGCGTTCGAGCAGACCGGCGCAACGAACCTGACGGTGAACTTGATCTGTTACGGCTACGTCGCGTTCACGGCCGGCCGGTATCCGGCCGCGAGTGGCGCCGTGACCGGGCAGGGACTGGTCCCGCCGACCTTCTAGGCCGGGACCTGGGAGAACGGGCCGCCGTGCGGGGCGGCCCGTTCTCCGAAACGAACGAAGGGAGACAACCCGAGATGGCGAAGAAAACAGAACCGTACGTTCCTCCGCACTACGCGGACGCCGACGCCTATGTGGCCGACCTCGAGCGCGAGCTAGCCGGCTATCGCAACCGTCTCATTGAGCTGGAAGCGTTCCATGTCGGCGAGGATGAGGGCGCCTACGTCGACGCCGCGTCCGGCGCGAAGGCCGTCGAGGGTCTGCTCGAGGACTTCAAGCCGGCAGCGAAGCCGAAGAGGACGGCAGCGAAGAAATGAGGCATCCGCCCGGCGCCGTGATCGTCCCCTGCCAGGACACCGCCAGGTATCACCGCTTCACGGCGTCACTCGCGAACCTCGAGATGCCCGAGGGGTCGCATGTGATCTTCGGGATCGGCACGTCGATCGTCGACAACCTCAACTCGTCGATCCGCAGGCTTCGTGCCGAGGACGAGTGGGTCTGGATCGTCGGTGACGACCACGTCTTCCCGCCTGACACGCTGATGCGGCTGCTCGAGCGTGACGCCGACATGATCGCGCCGCTCTGCGTGCGCCGCGGCCCGCCGTTCCCGCTCGTCCACTACCAGCATCCGCTCTTCGACGGCAGCCCACACCACCGCACCGTCCAGTTCTCGGATCTCCCCGACACGGATGAGCCGTTCGAGGTTCAGGTGACCGGCTCGCTGCCGCTGATCCGTCGCTATGTCCTCGACGACCTCACCGATCCCTGGTTCACGGATCCGCCCGGCGAGGAGTTCGGGTTCTGCAAGGCCGCGCGCTCCGCCGGGTTCGTGATCTACGTCGACCCGGCCGTCACCGTCGGCCACATCAGCGAGATCGTCGCCTATCCCGCACGCCAGGACGGCGAATGGGGATTGCGCGTCGACTATGTCGGCGCCGATCCGCAGCCGGCGTTCTATCCCGGCGGTATGAACGCGAAGGTGGCCGCGTAGATGGCGGCGCAGGACCTTTGCAGTCTCGCCGACGTCCGGGCCGCGCTCGAGTTGCCCGCCGCGGACACGAGCCGTGACGCGCTGATCGGCACGCTGATCACGGCCGCGTCGGAAGCGATCATGAACGAGACCGACCGCGAGTTCGCGCCCACCACCGCCTCGGCGACCCGGCGCTTCCGCGTCGACGGGCTCACGGTGAGCCTCGCCCCCTTTGATCTTCGCACCGTCACGACGGCAACCCTGAACCCCGAGACCGCGTCACCGGCGACGCTCACCGTCGCCACCGACTACCAACTCCAGCCGATCGGCGCCCCGTCAGGCACGTACACGAGCCTGACGTTGTCGGGGTTCCTCGCGTCCCTGTACGCCTCGAACACGCTCTACGCGTTCGGGTACGCCATGCTCGACATCGCCGGTGCCTGGGGATTCCCGACCGTCCCGTTGGACGTGAACCGTGCGTGTGTGATCACGGTCGGATCGTGGCTCCGCAAGGACATTTCGATGCTGCTTGCCGCGGGAGAGCTCGACATCGGTGGCGGCTTGGCGCCCGCGTTCCCGGCGACCATGGAGATCCCGAACGCCGCGAAGCACCTGCTCGGCCCGTTCTACCGTCTCCGTTCGATGGTCGTCACCTGATGAAGCCGAAGCCCAGACCGAAGCCAAGGCCTCCGCGTGGCTACTAGCACCATTCCCACCCTCAAGGTGAACCTCGTCACACAGCTACAGGCTCGCGGCGGCCTCTCCGGTGTTCAGGTGAGCAACGGGCCGCCGCTACCTGATCCGCAGCGCGAACGGATCTGGGTCGGTGACGTGGCCGGCGCCCAAAGCTACGCGGCGATGGCCGCACCGAACCAACGGCACGAGGAGTACGTCCTCCAGGTGAACATCAGCGTGCTTCGGGAAGGCGTCGACATGGTCGCCGCCGACGCGCGCTGCTTCGCGCTCATGGCCGAGCTCGAGAACCAGCTCCGCACCGACCCGGCCGTCAGCGGTGCCATCACCGAGTCGCACATCGGGAACTTCCGGCTGACCGAGTTCGTGTCGCCGGACGGGATGAACCGCACCGCGGAACTTCAAGTCGAAGTCAACTGCCAAGCCTACATCTAGGAGGAACACGTGGCGACCCTTACAACACAGGTGATCAACCGGGCCGGGGCCGTGATCACCCCGGTCGTCGCAGCCGGTGGCGGTGACGCGATGGTGACCGGATCCGGGATGATGCTCGAGGTCGTGAACGGTGGCGGCTCGCCGATCACCGTGACGCTCGCGATCCCCGCCGCCCGCGTCTACGAGCCGAACATCGCGATCACGTCCCCGGTCGTGTCGGTCACGAACGGCACGACGAAATGGATCGGCCCCGTCGACGCGGCAACGTTCACGGATCCGACGACCGGGCTCTGCACCATCACCTACAGCGGCGTCACGTCGGTGACCGTCGCGGCCGTCCAGCTCGCCCAGCCCTAAAGGAGCACACATGAAGACGTACACGGTCGCGTCCCCGGAGGGCGCACAGCGGTATGGGGTTGAGGTCGGCGAGACCGTCGAGCTCGACCTGGAAGACGGCGACGAGCTCGCGCTCACAGCGGCGGGATGGCTCGAGCCCGTGAAGAAAACGAAGGAGGCGAAGTAAATGCCAATCGGAGCACTCACCAACGCGAAAGTGATCATCAACGGCGTCGACCTGTCCGACCACTGTTCGTCTGTCGCTCTCACCGACAGCCGTGCACCCGTCGACATCACGGCGATGGGCGCAACGAACCTGACGTTCACGAAGGGACTCGGTGACGGCAAGGCGTCGTTCGAGTTCTTCCAGGACTTCGACGTCGCGAAGGTCCATGCGACGTTGCAGCCGCTGATCGGGTCGACGACCCCGATCGTGGTCGAGGTTCGTGGCGTCAACGCCGCCAGGTCGGCGACGAACCCGGCGTTCCTGATGACGTCCCTGATGTTCACCTATCCGATGCTCGACGGGAAGATCGGTGACGCGAACAGCGCCACGTACGAGTTTCAGAACGCGTCGCAGGCGGGCGTCACCTATCCGACCTCGTGAGCGAACACATCCGGATCCGTGGTCAGGCCGAGCTCGAGGCGGCGTTCCTACAGGTCCGGCGTGAGGTTCTCGCCGAGATCAAGCCTGTGCTCAAGGAGATCGGCGGCGAGGTCGCCAAGGACGCCCAGTCACGGGCAGGCACGGAGATCAGGAACATCGGCTCGCGCTGGGAACGGATGCGGGTCGGCGTCACCATGAAGGGCGTCTACGTCGCCCCAACGTCGAAGCGGCGTGGCGGCTCACCCCGGCCCAACCTCGCCGGACTGCTGATGGACCGGGCGATGCAGCCCGCATTGGACGCAAAACAAGACGCCGCTTACGCGCGGCTCGACGAGCTGGTCAACGTCTCGTCGGCGCGCGCCGGCTTCTAGGAAAGGACACAGTGATCACCGTACGGATCGACGGAACAACATACGAACTGGCCAGCGTCAACGACGCCTTGGCGTCACTGACGGGCGACGAGTCGCTGCTGATCGAGGAGTACCTCGGTGGCTTCGACCAGATCGGCGTGAAAGCCACACGGACCGCGATCGTGATGGCGTGGCTGACACTGCGTGCCGCGGGCCATCCGATGTCGCTCGAGGAGATCCAGACGATACCGGGCCTCACGTTCGGCGATGTGATCCAGGCGACCGATGAGGGTGAACCGGAAGACCCGATGACGGATCCCGGCCGCCCTTTACCTACCATGAACGGCTCGAACGGATCGAGCGATGGCGTCGACGTTTCCGGGGTATCCCCGGCGACTTCCGACAAGTCTGGGGACCCGGCTTGAGCCGCATCTACGGATTGCAGCCGTGGGACATGCCACGGCTGACACAGCGCGAGCTCGGCCAGATCATCGATGACGTGGAGAGCCTGAGTGGCTAAAGCTCTGATCGTCGAGATCTTCGGCAACGCCAAGCAGTTCGGCGAAGAGCTCGACCGGGCCGCCGGGAAGACACGCAGGTTCGGGGCGGCCGCCGGAGTGGCCGGCGCCGCTATCGCTGTCGGTCTCGCCGTCGCCCTCGAGAAGTCGGTGGTGGCGGCGAGCAAGTTCCAGCAAGAAATGGAACTGCTGCACACGCAGGCCGGGGCGTCCGTTGACGAGGTCAACAAGATGTCGGTGGCGTTGCGCGACATGGCGACGAGTGTCGGTACAACCCCGGACGAGCTCGCGCAGGGCTTGTACCACGTCGAGTCAGCCGGTCTGCGTGGCGCGAAAGCACTGGAAGCGCTGAAGATCGCAGCGGAGGGCGCCAAGATCGGCGGCGCGAACCTCGAGGACGTCACGAACGGACTGAACGCGGTCATCGTCTCGGGTATTAAGGGCTCAAAGAACTTCGCGTCAGCGATGGGCGACCTAAACGCAACCGTTGGTGCGGGTGACATGCGGATGCAGGACCTCTCCGATGCGCTCGGCACAGGTCTCCCAGCGAAGGCCAACCTGTTCGGGGTGTCACTGAAAGACATCTCAGCGGCGCTGGCGGTGTTCGGGGACAACAACATTCGCGGCGCCGAAGCAGGAACGCAGTTGGCGTCGGCGATCCGTCTGATGGGCGCACCGTCAGCAGCAGCCGCCAAGCACCTGAAGGAGATCGGGCTGTCGTCGACGCAACTCGGCACCGACCTCCGCTCACCTGGTGGTCTGTTGAAGGCGATGACCGACCTGAAGGATCACATGGAGAAGGCCGGCCTCTCCGCGACCGAGCAGGCCGCCCTTCTGTCGCGTGCGTTCGGTGGCCGTCAGGCGGGCGGGATCATGCTGCTGATCGACCAGCTCGACCGGTTCAAGTCGAAGACGGAGGAGGTCGGGAAGGGCGCGACGTCGTTCGGGGAATCATGGAAGGCGACGACGCAGACAGCCCAGTTCGCATCCGACCAGTTCCATGCGGCAGTCTCGGCGCTCGCAATCACTGTCGGTACCGCGTTCCTGCCTGCCGCAGCGTCGATGACGCAGGCGCTCGCCAACGCGATCGGTTATGTGGTTCAGAACTGGCCGAAGATCAAGCTGGCGATCGCGCCGGTGATGCAGCAGATCGAGGACATCATCCGTGTCGTCCTCGCTGACGCGGAAGCGTTGTGGCAGCGCTTCGGCGGCACCGTCATGACGGTTCTGAAGGACTACGCGCGGATCATCCAGGCCGTCCTCACGGTGGCCGCAGACGAATTCCGGATCTTTGGTGACCTGCTGCGTGGTGACTGGTCGAAGCTCTGGGTGGACGTGAAGCGGATCGTCGGTGATGCGCTGCATCTGATCGGGTCGCTGGTCAGGATCGAGTTCGACATCCTCAAAGGGCTGATGACGGACCTCGGCACGATCGCCGTGCACGCCCTCGCGGACGGCCTGAAGGCTCTGCCCGGCGCGATGATCAAGGGCTTGAAGGCGATCAACACGGCGATCACGAGCGCCGAGAGCTGGGTGTTTAGCGAGGCGCTGAAGATCGGTGAGCAGCTCGTCGCGGGGATCGTCGACGGTGTGAAGGGGCTCGGCACCTCGTTGAAGAACAAGGTGACCGGCGAGATCAGCGGCGCCATCTCAGGGATCAAGGGCGCGTTCCATATCCATTCGCCGTCCCAGGTCACCCATGATCAGATCGGTGTTCCGCTCGGCGAAGGCGTCGTCGAGGGCTGGAAGACCGGGATCGCCCCACTGAGCGCGATCATCAGCGACAACCTCGACAGCATCTTCGTCGCCGCACGCGCCCGGGTGGCTAAGGGCTGGGCCGACATGCTCAAGGAGACAACGAAGAACGCGGTGCCCGGTGTTACGACGGCCGGGACGATCGACGCGATCAACGCGATCACCTCGGCGCAGGACGCTGCCACCCAGAAGATCGCCGACTACACCGCGAAATACGTTGACACGTCGTTCGCGACTCCCGGCTACACGGTTGGGATGAGCGCGATTCAGGTGCAGGCGCTCGCCGGAAACCAGCCGGAATCGAATCCCGTGACGGTCAACATCAACGGGCCCGTCTACGGGGCCGACTCGCAGCAGCTCGCCCAGAGTGTGCAGCAGGAGTTCTTGCGGATGCAGGCGCAGGGCACCGTCTTGGGGTTCGCGTGAGTCTTCCTGTCCCGAAGGTCGAGATCGCGTTCAGCACCGACCCGGACTCGAGCTCGCCGGCGTGGCAGGACGTGACCGCGTACGCGATGGGGTTCTCGACCAACCGTGGGCGCCAATACGAGCTCGACACGATCCAGGCGTCCACGCTGAACATCCGCCTGAAGAACGACGACCGCCGCTTCGACCCGACCTACACGCTGTCACCGTATTACCCGTACGTGATTCCGATGCGGAAGATCCGCGTGTCTGTCACCTGGTCGTCGGTCACGTATTACCTGTTCACCGGCTATATCGAGCGCTGGCCGATCTCGTGGGACGCGCCCGCGTGGGGATCGGTGAACATCCAGGCCGTCGACGGGTTCGCGCCATTGTCGAACGCGATCGTGTCCGGCACGTTCGCGCAGGCGCTCACAGGCCAGCGGATCTCCGACGTGCTCACGGCCGCCTCGTGGGCCACGTCGGCGCCGGCGGCGGGCTACTGGACGCTAGGAACCTCGACGCTCGGCACCTCGACGCGGCTGTCGTTCGGCTCACCGACGACGGTCCTCGACGCGGGGTTTTCCCAGGTTCAGGCGGTGACGTTGCTCGACACTGATGAGAGCTCGGCGCTGGATCAGATCCAGGCTGCCGCGAACGCGGAGCGCGGCGTGTTCTTCCTGGATGGGCAGGGCCGCGCGGTGTTCCAGGACCGGCATCATCGGTTCGGCCTGTCGAGTCAGGTGACGTTCGCCGACTCGGCGTTCTCGTCGTCACGGCTGGCGTATCACGATCTCAACCCGGACTATGACGTGACGCGGATCCTGAACCAGGTGAAGGTGACAAGGACGGGCGGGACGACGCAGACCGGATCTGATGGCGTCAGCATCCAGAAATACTTGCGGCGGACGCTCTCGCTGACCCCGGCGTTGACGACGGATACGGAGGCGCTGGATCAGGCGTCGTTCGAGGTGATGCTGCACAAGGATGCGGCATTGAGGTTCGCCAGCCTGTCGCTGACGCCCGCCGATCCGACAGGCAACACGTGGCCGTTCGCGCTCGGCCTCGAGCTCGGCCAGAAGGTCGTGGTGGAGCACACCACCGGCGCGTCCACGTCGATCACCGCGCAGACGCTCAGCCAGCCCAGCTTCATCGAGGCGATCGCACACTCTGTCACGGCCGATCTCGCGACATGGCAGACGACGTTCCAGTTGTCGCCTGCTTCACGTTATGACCAGTTTTTTGTCCTCGGCATGGCCGCACTCGACTCGCCGGCGTCTGCCGTCCTTCCCTACTGATGATCGGAGCGAGACATGCCTAGCGCCAGTTGGGTGAACGGATGGCTGACCGGCGACGTTGTGACGGCAGCCGAATACAGGAAGTCGATGGGCTCGATCTTCGACACGACGCTCGGTGTGGCCGCCGCGACGATCGACATCACAGGCATCGTCGCGACATATGCGCACCTGGTGATCGAGTTCTATTTGCGCGGCGACACCGCGGCCGCGGCGACGCCACTCAACTTGCGGCTGAACGGTGTATCGACAGCCAGCTACCAGTATCAGCAGTTGAGCGCGTCGGCTGCCGTGACAACTGCCGCTGAGGGACTCGCAACGACGGTCATAACGCTTGGCAGCATCCCGGCGGCGACAGCGACCGCGAACTATTTCGGCGCAGGCGAAATCCTCATTCCCCACTACGCCAGCGGCAGCAACGCCAAATCGGTCGAGGCGAACCTCGGCTACCGCACCGGCAACCTGACCGGCAACGGCTTCACGCACCGCACATCCGGCTGGGGACCAACCGCAGCGGTCAACCAGGTGACGTTGATCCCCGGTGCCGGGAACTTCCTTGCGGGCTCCCGGTGCACCGTCTACGCGATGGGCTCCTAGATGAGTAGCCGCTGGGTGGTGGATCCGGATCACCCGCAGGGCTATCTCGTCTCGATGACGCCCGCGGAACAGGCGCAATACGACGCAGACCAGGCGGCCAACGCCACGTCCGCGACGGCCGCCGCCCAGTGGCTGGCGAACGAGGCGACGATCACGACGGCGATCACGACGCGGCTCGCGCAGATCCGTACCGCCCGCACCGCGATCAGCAACGGCACCCTTTTTGCGAGCCTGACCGCGAACGAGAAGGCGGTTATCGACGGGCTGCTCGCCGACGACATCTATCTCGCACGGCTGACGCTCGACCTGTTCGACGCGACATCATGAACATCGACATCATCACCTGTCCCGTCTGGGACGCCCGGCCGCCGAAGAAGGACATCGTCCCGGCCAAGAAGGCGGTCAGGATCATCGTGCATCACACCGCCGGCCACCATCAGGAGATCAGTCTTCCCCGCAACGAGTCACGCACCGAGGCGATCCGGTACGCACGGGCGATCCAGAACTTCCACATGGACACGAACGGCTGGACCGACTCCGGTCACAACTTCCTCGTCTGCCGCAACGGCATGATCCTCCAGGGGCGCTGGGGGACCGTCTCGCAGATCCAGGCGGGCCGGATGGTCGTCTCGGCGCATTGTCCCGGCCAGAACACCCAGATCGGCATCGAGCACGAGCACCTCGGCACGGAGCCGATGACGGACGCGCAGCGCGTGGCGTCCGCGAGCCTGAACGCGTGGATCAGCCAGCGCTATGGCCGCCGGACACCGCTTCCCTTGGCGCCCCATTCGAAGTACTACTCGACCGCGTGTCCGGCGAACCTCAAGGCTGAGATCCCGCGGCTCTACAAGATGGCGGCCACGCTACTTCGAGGCGTCTGACCCGAAGCTAGACCCCGGGACGGACAGACGGATGAGACCCGCCCGCCGTCCCGAGCAGAAAAGGGAGGCACGTCTGATGAGACCAGACGCTGCACGAGGACAGGATCTTCCGTGCCGGAAGGTGGATTTGTGATCGCGCAAATCGGCGTGCTTGTCACGTTCTTCGCAGCGGCGACGTTCTCCAACACATTCACGACGGGCAGCGCGATCGTTGCGGTGCTCGCCGTCGTCCTGTTCGGCATCTTCACGTTCCGTGACAAGCGTACGGCGGGCTGGAAGGACCTGTACGCGCTCGAGCGGGAGAAGAACGAAAACCTCATGACGGAGCGCGAGAACGAGCGCGTCCTACGACACTCGATCAAAGACGAGCTCGCCGCAACAAAGCTACTGCTCGAGGTCGAACGGAACAAGCCCGACCTCAGTGTCGTCCTCGACCAGCAGCGGGTCCTCTGGACGGACGCGACCCGCAACCTGACGACGTTGATCACAGGACTCGTGGCGACACAGAAGGCGATGCAGGAAACCCAGGTCGAGATGCTGACGATCCTGCTGGAGACGCGCACCCAACTGAAGGAGACGTGATGACCACCAGCCCGAAGAAGATCGTTCAGCGGCGTCCCGCGGAGACTGGCGGCATCGCCGCCGCGGTCGCGCTCCTGGTTGCCCATCTCGTCGGCGTCGATGATCCCACCCTTGTCGCCGCCCTCGCCGTCGTTGTCGGTTTCACGCCGGCCGCTATCACATGGCTCGTCGAGACCATCAAGAAGTGAACCGGCCACGGCGATCCCGAACACCCAGCCGCACAGCCGCACCGACGAAGAGTCGTTCTACTGGGAACGCGTGTTCCTGTTGTTCGGGACGG